AAGGCGCACCTGAAAAAGTTAATACTGATGAAATGCTTGAAGGTCTTTCTTGGGCTAAACATTCTCAAAAAGGCATTGATATGCTTTTGGAATCGGGTAAATTACCTAGTGATGAAATGTTTATAAAGACAAAAAATCCTGATGGTACTGAGACTTTAACTCCTAATCCAGATAAGTATGAAGTATCTGGGGGTAGAGAAAATTGGATATTTACTTTTGAAGATGGTACATCTACTGTTGTTAATAGATATGATTTAAGTAAAGCTAAGAAAACACTTGCTAATGAAATCACACCAGTTATATCTAAATTAAAAGAAAGTGGTTTTGAAGAAAAAATTAAAGCGTTTAAAACTAATCAAGATGAGTATCGCAAATACATTGCTGATGAAAGTGCAACAGGCGTTACTACAGATATAGAAAATATTAAAGAAGAGTATAATAAAACTGTAAAAAATATTGAATCAAAAAAATTAGAAGTTTCTAGGTTAACTGTTTTAGCAAAGAAAGACCCTGATACAACACTGTTAGATGATAAAGGTAAACCTCAACTAGATGAAGACGGTAATGAAATTAAAGTTAACTCATACTATCAAGAACTATTAGATAATAAAGTAGAAGAACTTGCAGATGATATGGAAAGACAGGCTGATCTTGCTCCTGTATATCAATCTACACAAAAGACTGTTAAAGACTTGACTAAAGAAAGATTTCAAGACCCTGCATCTGCTATTACTGAAGAAGCTGGTACTAAAGTTATAGCTGATAAAATTAAAGTAGAAGATAATCAGTTTATTAAAGAAGGTACTGGTCAGGTAGATAGTGTAGCACAAGGTGTTACGTCTGATGCTAAATCATTTGATGCTGATGCTTCTGATACTGTATCAGAACAAACGTATGATGGCAAAGAGATAACCGATACAGCAGAAGAAAAGTTAAAAAATTTAGAGGCACAAACACAAGATACTCTTACACGAGAAGTAAGGGGGCAGAAAGGTGATTTACGAGATGATAGTAAAGCAGATGAAACTCTTAAAGTAGTTGAAGATCGTATTTTAAAAGCCATAAATCCAACAGACTTAGAAGTTACAACTAAACAAATTGCAGAAGTTAAAGGTAAAGATTTAAAAGCAATAGAAGCTAATATTGCTGTGTCTGATAGACTAAAAAAGATTGTAGCTCAGACAAGCACAGTTGATCCTAAAGAGTTACCACCACCTGCTAAAATATCAGACAGTATAATGCGAAGTGTACAGGCAATGAAAGAAACTGACACTGGTTTATCAGGTGAAACTACAGATTACATAGCTGCAAAGATGGAAGCATTTACTGTTTCTAGTGGTACACTTGCTGTAGCTATGCAGGGTGACGTTACTGCACAGGCAACTGTACAAGGTCAACTATCTAGCCTTATGAAGAGCTTTGATAATGGCACTCCTGCGTGGGCTGCAGGGGCTATACGTGCGGCTAATGAAGCTATGCTATCTCGTGGTATGGCAGCGTCTTCTATGGCTGCTGCAGCTATCGTACAGGCCGCTATGGAAAGTGCCTTACCTATTGCCCAACAAGATGCACAAGTGTATGCAGCAATGGGTATGGCTAACTTAGACAATCAACAAAAGGTATCACTTGCTAATGCTGCGGCACAACAAGGTTTGTCTTTACAGAACCTAAGTAACGAACAACAGATGAACTTGCAAAATAGTGTGCAAGCATTTGACCTACAAAAAGTTAACTTATCTAATAGGCAATCTGTAGAACTAGCTAACGCACAGATTAGAACTAGCTTACAAGGTAAAGTATTAGACAATACACAACAGTCTAACATAATAACTGCAGCTAGATATGCAGAACAAGCTAACGTAAACTTGAGTAATAAACAACAAGCAGTGTTGCAAGATAATGTAGGTTCATTACAAACTAACCTAGCTAATGCTAGTAACAAACAACAGTCTTATATTACTAGTGCTAATCTTGCATCTGCTTTACAAGGTCAAGTATTAACTAATGATCAACAGGTAGCTATTAATACTGCTGCACGTTACTCTGATGCAGCTAATCTTAACTTTACTTCTGATCAACAAGAAATATTGCATAACTCATCCTTGATGCAGTCTATTGGACTAGCAGAACTTAATACTACACAGGCAGCTACCTTACAGAATGCAGCTAACTTTGCATCTATGGATATGGCTGAACTGTCTAATGCTCAACAGGCACAAGTTCTTAATGCACAAAACTTCTTGCAGCTTGACTTGGCTAATCTAAGTAACGAACAACAGGTAGCTATATTTAAAGCACAAGCTGTACAGCAAACACTACTATCTGATCAGGCATCTGTAAATGCATCTGAACAGTTTAATGCTACCTCACAAATGCAAGTAGATCAATTTAATGCCAATTTAAAAACACAGGTAGATCAGTTTAATAAAGCACAACAGACAGCTATATCACAGTTTAATGCTGGACAAGATAATGCTATGGAACAGTTTAATGTAGCACAGTCTAATGCTGCTGATCAATTCAATGCACAGAACGAACTTGTGATTGCACAGTCTAATGCTACGTGGCGTAGAGAAGTAGCAACTGCAGATACTGCAGCACAGAACAGAGCAAATGAAATTAACGCTAAGAATACTCTTGACATTCAAAACCAAGCATACGATAATATGTGGCAACATTACGGTGATCAAATGGATAATGCATATAAGTCTGCAGAGTCAGAAGCAGATCGTGCAAGTAGCTATGCCATAGCCCAATTAGATGCAGACGCTGACGCCAATGCTGCTGCTGCTGTTCGTAATGCAGGGGCGGCTGCTTCATTAGGTCAGCTTGCTGGAACATTACTTACAAGTGATTTGTCTACGGGCATACTTGGTAGTTTTGGTCTTGATAGTTAATAATAGGAGAATACAATGCAAACTAATCCTGCTGGAACAGCATATGCAAAATACATGAAGAACAGAACTGCTATTAAACCTGTAGAGCCAGTTAGTACTGGTCTTATGGGTATGATGCGTAAAAAACCTGAACAAAAAAAGAAAACATTAGAACCTGCCGAAAGAGCACAAGAAATGTTTAATCAAGTACGTGATCAAAGAAAGAAACTGAATGATGGAAGAGCCTAACTTTGAAAGACATATCCCAGGTCAGAGTTTAACTAGTGAACTGGGTCAGTACCCTTGGCAAAGACCTGCACAGTACACTAATGTAGATGACGCTATGCAGTTCTATGCTGAACGCATAATGAACCCACTGTTTCGTGATCAGATAGCAGAGACTATGGAACTAGGTGTGCCACTTACATCTATAGCTAATGCACTACAGGGTAATGGTGTTATGATGGGCAAGCATACTATTGACGTAGGTGTTCTCATACTACCAGTAATCATGGAAATGTTAGCTTATGTAGGTGATGAAGAAGGTGTTGACTATGTTATGGGTACAGAACTAGAAGACCCTGACGAAGATAAGTTTAGAGATTCAACTATAGCTGTAGCTATGAAGAAGGTTAAGGCTAAGATGGAAGCTGCAGGTGATGCACCTGTAGAGGACACAGAGCCTATGATGGAAGAAGAACCTGCAGAGGCTAGTGAGCCACCTGCTACAGGATTAATGGCAAGGAGAGCTTAGTATGTCGTTTGATTTTATGTCGTTTGCAGGTGGGTTTGCAGATGTTATTGTAGATAAAGTAAAGGCTGAAGAAGCTCAAGCTCGTGAAGATGAGTCATGGGATAGAAAATTTAAAAAACAACAAGACGCTATTGATAATAGAACTCGTGGTGATTTAAGACGTGCAACAGAGAAAGCTGCGGCTGAAGCTGCCCAAGCATTAAAGGCTGCAGGATTTAGTGATGACATTAGTAGATATGCTTTAGGTCAAGGTAATACATACGCAACTACAATAGCTGGATATGGTGCTACTGCTATGGAAAATGGTGCTGATCCAAATACATTATTTAAATACTCTGAAACTATGGATGAATTTAAAGCTGCTGTAGGACCACATGGTAAAGTTAAACCTGGTGACTTGCCAGAGGGCTTTGACAAATCTCCATACTTAGAGTTTGATCCTACAGCTTTAGGTGCTATAATAAAACCTGTTGCTAAACCTGTAAAAAGCCTTGGGGAATTAAGGGCTGGTGTAGTACAACAAATGTTATCTCTTGATCCTGCCTCTGAAGAATACACTGTTTTGAATAAAAGAAATGAAGCTATTATAAAAGAACAGTTGGCTACTGCTAAAGAAGAAGATAGTGATCCGTATAGTAATGCGGATTTACGTAATGATTTTAAATTATTTTCTGGTATAACTCAAGTCGCCCAAGGGTTTGAAAGTTTAGAAGGTCAGATAACAACAGCCATTGGTGGTAGAGAAGTTGCTGCTCAAGTATCTGTTCTTAACGCTGCTAATATGATGTTAAAACGTAATGATTCAAGCGATGTTAAATCTGCTAATTTAGAAGCATTTGTACAACCTGCTTTTGACAATGCGGTCAGAGAAATTAGAGAAAATGCTAAGCGTGTAAGTGCCATAAATAGTGCATCAGATGAAGAAAAATTAAACCTTGGTGAAAGTGCTGTTGAATTTGGAGATTATTATTACCCTACACCTGAAGGTCAAACTACATATACATCTGTACAAGCAGCAAACTTATACAAAAAAGGTTTATTAAAAGTAGGAAATGTATTAAGTATAGATGGTAGAATACAAACTTATATAGAAACTCCTTTAGAGTATAAAGGATTAAATAGAGATAATCCAACTGCATCTCTAGCATGGCCTTTTGTTTTTGCAAGGCCCGAACAAGAAAATGGAGATAGTAAATTTTATCCAATAGGATTTTATAATGAGTAGTGATTTACTACCTAGTGCTTGGGATGATAATGAAGATGAACAACCTGTAGTACAGGAAGAGCCTGTGCTATCTCAGGATGAGTTACTACCTAGTGCTTGGGATGATAATGAAGTCAGTGAACCTGTAGTACAGGAAGAACCTTCTGTAGAAGAACAGCCTGTTGTTTCTCCTGTTGTTTCAGAGGTTGAAACGTTATTGCCTACTGATACCATGAGTGAAGAAGAAATTATGGGAGAAGTAGAAGGACAAAACTTTTTTCCAGAAAACTTTGAAGAGCTTACAGGTTTTGATCCTGACGTAGAAACAAAATTTTTAGATGCTATTATATCTGAATTTGAAACTAAAGAAACAAAAAAAGCTACAGAGTACTGGAACAACACGCCTAGACTACAAGAGCAAATGACTTTAGAAGATTATAAAAATTCTAAAGCTCTTGATAAAAGAATATCTTTAAAGTTTAGAGAAGAATATATAAATGAATTTTTAAATAAAGAAAATTTAGATTATGGTGGTCCTGTTGGTGCGAACTTAGATGAAGAAGTAGTAGATAGATTAACACAACAGCTATCATCTGCAGATGAACAATTTTTAAAACGTCAAGAACTGTTAAAGTCAAGAGGCTTTAATACTGAAGAAGAATTTGCTATGCATGTACGTGCTACTGGAACCCCAGAACAAATTAAAAAATACGAAAATATAAATAAGACAGCAGATGATTTTTTTAAAGAGTCGGACAACGTAGAATACGAAAATTTAAAAGGTAGATTTGAACAATTACACAAAAATTTAACTTCAGACAATGCCCAAACAAGGTTAGCTACTCAAGCACTATTAGACACAGAGTTAAGTCTAGGTGCAATTAATTATATTATAGGCGCTGATACAATATTTAATCCAGCAACTATTGCAGTAGGTGTAGGTAATGATATAGAGTTTGGTCGTAGGGCGTGGAGTGAAGGACGTAAGTTAGATGCTGCTGCAAATTATGCTATGGCTTTGTTTGGTGCTGTTGAAGTAGCTGGTGGTATAGGTAAACTAGCTAAAGGTACACAGAAAGTTTTTACCAGACCTGTATCTAATGTAACAGGTAGACCCATAACAGATAGAACAAGATTTGCTCGTGATAAACAAGAAAAAATACGTACTGAAAAAGAGGCATCTGTACACGCTAAAGCAAATCTTGCTATCAATGATGGTATAGGTAAAAAATTAATTGAGCAATTTGAAAAACGTAATAATGTAATTATATCTACTAAAGAAACCTTAAAAAATGGAAAGACAAGACTTGTAATTGATAAATCTAAAGTGTCTGAAGCTGGTATGGAAAGTGCTTTTCGTATTAGAAATAAAGAATTATCAATGGTTGGTGTAGACGAAACAGGTGAACTAGTTGACGCTAGTAAAGGACAACGTTTTGATATAGACCTTGGTGAAGAAGGAATAACTAAACCTATAGTGACTGCATCTTCTATGGAAGGTTTAGTAGGTTTACTGTCTGACTTTAATAAGTTATATCCTGAACAAATAGGTAAACGAGAAACTCTTATAGATGATATGTTACATCTTGTATTAAGTAAAGATTTAAAGCCAGACAAAATTATGGATATGTTAGATGCAAACAATTTAAAGTTTGAAGAATTTGTATTGGCTACTTATGGTAGTGCATCTGAAGCAGGGCGCATACTACAAAAGTTTAGTACCATTAACAAACAAAAACCTAAATCTATAGTTACTGATTTAGATTCTAAGATTGCAATAAATAGAGAAAAAGGTTTTAAAGACTTTTGGAAAAGGTGGATACTTAGACCAGAGAGTATACGTAGGGGTTTATTAGTTGCACCAGTGGCTGTTGCTGCAAGAAACTTACAGAGTGCTGTTGTAAGAAATCCAATAGAGGGTTTATCTAATGTGTTATCTAATGTAATGTTAGAAATACAAAGAGGTGGTGCTAAACAAGGATTAAAAAGTGTAATAAATATTCGTGCTTCTAATGCCGCATTGCGTGGATCTATGGACGGTATGAAAAATTTAATGCGTGATCCTGTACAGGCAAATGATTTTAGTAGATATATATTAAGTGAATATCCTGAGATGCATAAGATGATGTACGAAAACTTACATGAACTGCAACAGGGTTTAGGTAGAGGTCAAGCTACTGGTATAATAGGTAAAAACTTAGACGAAATGTTAAGCATGGCTGAAGATTTAAGCAATGTTATAAACACACCAAACAGAATACAAGAACATGCAATACGTAATGCTACTTTCTTTGCTGAACTTAATCGTTTAGTTAAACGTGAGTGGGGTATAGACAACTTTCAAGATAGATTAGAAGCTGGTGAACTTGCAGACTTTATGAATGACACAAGTAAAGTTAGACCTAAAGACGGTAGATCATTTACTAATTTATTAGCTGACTCTGTAGATAAAGCACTTAAAGTTACGTACTCTGGGCAACCAGAAAATCTTATACTACGTAGAACAGCAGAGTTAATTACTAAATCAGGTATAGGCACAGTGTTTATACCTTTTCCTAGATTTATTGCTAGTGGTATTGAATTTTTTGGTGAACTTGCTATTGGTGCAACAGGTCCATTAGGTAGGAAGTTAAGAAATGCTTTTGGTAAGGGTGTTAAAGGGCCAATGACACCTAAAGAGTTTGATAAAATAGCTAAAATGATGGTAGGCTGGGGTTTATTTGGAGCTTATACGGCATATCATAGTAGTGATAATCCAGATAGACCAGAAAACTTTGAGCAATTACCTGTTCCTTTTAATGATAAAAATATGAATATTGTAGGTACTTATCCTTTAGCACAAGCTAATTGGATAGGAAGAGCAGCTAATGAAATTAAAGATGGAACAATGGAAAGTTGGGATGGCGCAGATAAATTTTTTGAATTGTTTCTTGGCGGTGCTGGTCTTAGGGCTGGCGCTGGTAATATTGTTGTAGAAGAATTACAATCACTAGGTGCTGGTATTGATGGTGGTGATAAATTAAGTAAAGAAAAAAGAAGAGAAGCTATAGCCAAAGTGTTTGGTCAATGGATGACTTCATGGGGTGCTCCATTGTTTCAGATGATAGATTTAGATAGAGGTTTGGGTATTAGAACTACAGACCGTAAAGAGGTAGCACCAGAGTTTACACTAGACAATGAACTTTCTCAGGTACAAATTCAAACTAGAAGGTCTGCAGAACAACGAGGCGGTCTTATGACTGCTGAAGAAGAAGCCGCATTACCAGATAGACAAACTGTAACTGGTTCAGAAGAAAAACGTACAGGTGGATTACTTAAATTATTTGGTGGTATTGATTTAAAAGATAGAAATGATGATATAGAATATCTATACTCTATAGGTTATGACGATCCAAACTTTACGCTAGGTAGTAGACACAAGATAAGATCTGTTCGCAATGAACAAAACGAAATGATGAGCAAGTATTTACCAACAGTTATACGTCAAGCTAAACGTGACGCAGAACGTGCAGAGACAAGGTGGAATAAATCAATAGGTCTACAAAAGAAAAACAGTCTTAAACAGTACCTAAGAACTGTACAAAAAGATTCTGTTAAAGAAAATTTAAAAAACTATTTAGATTTAATCCGTACAGCAACAGAAAAGAAAGCATTAATACGAAATCCTTTAGCCTACAGTACTTATCAGTACTCGAAACTATCAGAACAAAGAAGGAGAAAAGCAGAGTTACTATTTGCAGAAAATTACCCAACGATAGAGCTTGATTTAGGAAATAGAAAACATATAGATGTGTTAATTACATTAGGCAAAATAAAGTGAGGGGCAATTAAGCCCCTCTTTTTTTATCTAGTGTCACCACTTCCACCAATTGTACCTGCATCTTTCCTAGCCATGAGTTTCTTTTCATTCTGTCCTGCAATCATACCCAAGGTAAGGTTAAGATCAGTAGCTAATGCAGCACAGTACCAGAGTACGTCACCTATCTCACTGGCTATGTCCTCTCTCCATGTATCAGGTCTGTTCTCTGGGCCATCACGTATTAGTTTCTTAACTTTGTTGGCTACCTCTCCTGCCTCACCAGCTAACCCTAACGCAGGATATAGTATCTTGTGTTGTTCAGGATAGATTGCAGTACGTGATGCACTCCTTTGATATGCGTTAAAGTCAGACATGCTGTACTTCTCCTTTAGGAACTGCTCTGCCTCTGCCTGTAGTTCGTTCATACTCCTTCACCCTTTTAAGTTGTTCAAAGTAGGCTTTGTTAAACCCACGTTCCCATTCACGATGTTGCATCGTATCCTTATCGAATGGGCTTGTTAGGCTACTACCATTTTTAAAAACGGAATAACCCATTTGGTATTGCACTCTTAGCGGTGCATCATGTTTACCTAAGCCACGAGAGGCTCTGCTTTTATTATTGTTCTTCATAAGTATTCTCCTTATGCTATTTTAAGTTTATGTTCTGCGTGTTCTTGTAAAAAAGATAAAGGTAGTATTGTCATTAGATCACCTCTGGTAGGGCGTGTGTGTAATCCAAATTCTCCTCTGTAATAATCCTTACACTTCTCATTTATTTTGTCAATAACTCTTTCTGGTTTAACTAAGAAAAAGTATTCATCAGTTTTAATTGCAATGTATCTGTCAATACCATTAGGTACACCCCAACCTTTTGCTGACTCATTATTAGGTGGACGCTTAACTGTTTTTAGTTCCCACCAAATAGTATTATCGACAGGACCATTACGATACTTACGTTTAGCTGCTTTGACATCTACTCTACCAAACTCTTTGTCTAGTACATCCCAATGTTCGTTAACGTTTTCATTCCAGTTAGCTTCACGTACAACGTGACTACCTCGTAGTGCAATAAACTCTTGCTCTGCTTCTGTTCCTTCTCTATAAGAATTTGTTTTTTGCATAAGAATACTCCGATTCTGTTTAGGTTTCTAGTGATTTCTTTATCTTGTCAATCAGAATGTCATTCGTAACATTAAGACTAGCAAGCTGATACTTCAGTTGTGTGACTAACTTATTACAATACGATAACTCACCAAGGAGTTTAATTTGTTCCTCAGTAAAGTTATCTGTATTGTGTTCTGTTTCACCTATGGTGACGGTAGCCATGTTTATATCTCCTTATACTAAGTCTACTATTTCGCATACGTCACCAGAGCAAGCCATAGTTTGCATTGCTACGGTGTTATCGTCTTTCTCGTACTCAGACAGCCCAGCCCAATCAATACGTTTAGGCATAGACTTTAGTAACATATTGTAAGCATCTTTGTCTATCTCTTGGTATGGTGCCTGTTGATAAGTATGTTCAGAGTGTGGTAAAAATGATACACCTGACATCTCATCAAAGTATTTGTATACAAAAGCACCTACTTCCATCCACTCTTCCTCACGAACAGAAATAGTAACGCTAGGTTTATGCTCACAAAAATGTCGTTGATATTTAAGCCACATCTCTAGTTGCTCAATCGCAGTCATATCATTACGCGTAACCGATTTTGGTGGTGACTTAACAGGAAAACTAAACACTGTAGTAGTGTCACCTTTCATAACGCATGGCTCACTAGGTATACCCTGATCAATCATAAACTTTGTTAACGGATCTTTATTATCACCACGGACAGTGCGGATATAATAGGGGCTATGGCGAGCATGTATGCCAGAGGCACTATCCACCAGTTGTGAAACTGTTCCCGATGGTTTAACGCACGTAATTGCAGCAGCAACAGGTATACCAAGACGGTCAGCCCATTCAGCATTAGTAGATACAGCGATCCCACGAAGATGTTCAAGAGTACTTTCCAATTCTTTGTTGCGTAATGTCATCAAAGGGTTGTCCATTATCCCTGTGAGTGACACACCAAGCAGTCGTTCTTCTTCTGTATTTGTAGACCACACCTTTCGCAGATATGGGAATTTTGTGTACGTTGATTGGATAGTTCCCAGAATTGTTGCCAAACGGATTTTTCGTTCAATATCTTCCATAGTGTCTGTAGCACGTACAACAACTTCCGTAAGATTACAGAACTGATATGGACGAAGGATGATTTCGCTGCATGGATTAGTTCCAAACTCGTGATCTGGATCTCTACGCCCAAACTTTTTAGCTTGGTTTTTAGCTGCTTGACGATTGTATACACCACGTTCTCCTGATTTACTTTCAACTAATGCTTGCCACTCACGCATGTATGTTTCCATGTCGGGCTTCTCTGTATAACTAACACTGTTATTTGCTAATGCACGATGAGCAGCAGTCTCCCACCATTGGCCTGACTTAGCATGGCGCATACGGTCATCAGATAAATTAGATAAACTAATCATGGCTGAACGCCTTACCCCACCTACGACTACGATCTGACCAATGAAACACATAAGATCGTGACACTCAATGCTAGATAGCTTACGTCCTTGTGCATTCTTGAATGTAGTGATAGCAAAATTAAATAGTTCTACTAATGGTGCAGGGCCACTAGCTCTACCACCAAATATTTTTAGTCTTGCCCCAGCAGGACGTACCTTAGAGACATCCCACTTAGGGATCTCACCAGCCCATAGGAGTGCCAACACTTGACGGAACGCTTTAGCCCAACCTTCCTTACTATCCTTGACAACGACTGTTGTATCACTGTCGAACAACTTAGGAACTTCAGGAAGTTTAGATACGAACTGACGTTCAACACTGAAGCCGACACCAGTACCACACAAGAGAATGAACATAGCCTCATCGAAGGACTTAGGATCATCTACGGGTAAGTAACTACAGTTATAACCTGCAGTGTTGTCACGCTCTAATGCCTTACCTGCAGTCATCATAGCCCTCATACTAGGCGTAACCTCTTGACCTAAGATAGCGTCACGAAGTTCGTTAGCAATCTTGTTATCAACTAAATTGGTGACAACATTATCTATGTAACGTCCTACTGTCTCGCCCCAATTCTCTCTTCGTCCTTCATTTTCAAGCCATCGTGCATACCGTGAAGTATGAATGAAGGATTGATAGTCTGTTGGTAAATAATTATCCATGTGCATCACTCCGTTATTAATTTTATTGATTTAATTTCCATACCATCTACATCGTAGATAAATTCCTGTAGTGCATCCTTCACTTCTTCTTCAACAAAGCCATCCACAGGAATAGGATATTCGTCTTCGTCTATTTTTAATGTAAGAAATACTTTAACTATCACCGTTCTCTTCCTCAATCAACTGATTCAGATACCACTGTGCTTTCTGTAAATCTTCTATGCCATTCTTATATCTGTATCGCCATAGGTATTTCATAATGTTACCTTGTAAGTAATACTGAAACCCTTCTTCACCAGTTGCTGCACGAATAGCATCAATACATTCCACTCCTGCAAAGTTGTAATGCTCTGGTGAGTTTACCATATCTTTATTTGACATACATATCTCCTTTAATTAAACTTTACTTTAACTACATTGTCTTCAACACTTTCCACGGTAGCCTTTGGTTTGTTATCTTTTTCCTCTTCTAACACATCATTAGCATACTTGGCAAGGGTTTCTCGTATGTCAGTACTATCTTCCATAGCTGGAATAGATGCACAAACCATGTGACACATCCGCATTAGATTAACGTAGTCATCATCTGTTATAGTGTTTTCTCCTGTAGTAACAGTGCCTACCATTAACTCTCCTGTCCAGCTACCCTTCTTGTCTAGGAATGGTGTAATACGTATGATAAAATCATTTGGATCAAAGTCTATAAATACTTTTTCTTCTGACATATTATTTCCTCTTTACTTTTTTGTATGGAAAATGTATTAGGTCAGGGTGCATGTCCTTACCTTTTTCATTTAACCAATCTTCAGGAATGATCCTGTCGTAAAACAAGATCTTATTTTTTTCACACCACTGACCGTAGGTTGTCTTAGCACCTTTACTCAGCTTACGTCTACTACTTTCAAACACAAACCTAATGTCTAGCTTTGGATGCTGTTTCTTAATAGCGGCATGTTTACGTCTATCATCTGATGTAAACCTACCCTTAGTTTCTATTATGATTCCATTAGGTAACACAAAGTCTGGGGTATAGGTGCGGTACATAAGATCTTCCCATTCAATCTTTATGGCTTCATACTTGACACGAACATTACGCTCCACCAAGTAGTCTTTTACTTTGATTTCTAGCCCACTCCTATACCCATGCTTTAGAGCAGCGGCAAACTGCTTGCCATACATTAGATGCGCCACAACCCATTCCAAGGACTAGGCAAACTACTTACAGTAGACACACCTAGTGAGCGTAGCTCTTGTCGCACCGCATCTTCCGCAGCCTTACGTGCTTCCATAGCTGAACGTAGTCCTGCATATCTAGCTTCGTGTAGCTGTTTCTTACGCTCTGCAATGTCCTTTTCCATAGCAGCAATCTGCTCCTGCATTTCTTTTATTTCTTCATCACCTAACATTTAATACTCCTTTATTTCTATGTATGGTACAATGGGTTTTACCTTAGCCTGAGACACCTTAGATGGTAGCTCTTGTAGGGTAGGATAACACTCAAACCTGTAATCACAGAACTTACAATTGCTATTCAATACTTTGTTGCCTGATGCCTTACCTCTGAATGTTTCGGGTATAGGATCAAAACAACGCTTGAACTCATTAGTATTTACTGTGTCAACAGTATCTTCTAATATAGTAATCTCTTTGTCTATGTCAAGACCTTCTGCTGGAACATATTTAATTCCACCATTGGCTTTGTTGACTACCCACCAGCCACCTGCTTTTTTACCTGCAGCCTTAGCGTAACCTGCCAGTTGACCTACATAACCAAACGGATCACTGTCTTTAAGTGTTTGAAAAGATTCAAACTTGTTTCTGTATGACCAGTCCGATGCAGATTTTACGTCATCGACTGCTCCATCCATCACAAGATCATATGATCCCTTTACTGTTGTGTCTCCCAACTGTAGCTCGACAAAGTTATCATCATCTTCATACTTAACTCCTGCTTCTTTTATAATACCCTTGAACGCTGCTTCTACTATGTCACCTAATAGCATGTTCATTACGAATGTTGTCGGCTTGGGCAATGCCTTCTCTGGTTTATTCTTTTCAAACCAAAGCTGACAAGTTGGCTTACCTATATTAGACATACGTAGCCTAAACTTGTCACGCTTATTGCCCCCGCCGAACTGACGTGTTACAGCATCCATTACATCTGAACCAATCTGTTTAATTGTTTCTTCCGACATTGTTGATTTACCAGATGTAGCATCTTCAAGATACTGATTAATTGCCAGTTCAGCAGGATGGTTCATTAGACAAAATCCTCTGCGTCAATGTCTACGAACTCTTCCACAGTATCTGTGTCAACCTCTTCATTCTTGTGCATGTTCTCATCCCACGAACTGAGAATGTATGTATTGTAATTCTGAATCCATGCCATGAAATTAGCAAAGTTCTCCTGTGCTTCATTGTCCATGTCCAAAGTGTTGTTCAAGTCCAGTGAAGTGTTAGGCACATAGAAGCTGCTACCATTAGGTAACGGCACTTCTGTTGTGGTGAGTGACACGTAGTGCTGTGGTGGCAAGCGCCGCATCTTTGACAGTTTGTTGAATACTTCACCCACTGTTTTAAATGCGTCACGGTTGTCAATCTCCCAGATGAATGGTGTAGACTCCACATCTACAGAATTACCTTGATCATCTGTAGGATTGACTAGCTCAACGACACCAAACAATGCACGAACACGCTTGATTGATTTGATCAAGTCCTTCATGCTGTCTGGCAGTGCAGCCCAATCTTTGATAAACCCAGCAGGTTTACCGCAGTTGAAGCCACCTTCGTTGTCTTTCATGTCATGGTTAAGGTCATTAGCCATAACAGTTTTCACATAACGATTTGGTCTTGAGTCATTACCCATGACAAACTTCTTGTGCATGAAGCGTTGTAGGTAAGGACGAATAGACACACTTTCAGCATAGTACGTAGGCCCATCAGGAATCTCTAGCTTGTATGTGCCACCACTTACAACCTCTACGTTCTTCATCTTACCACCAATCTCTTGCTGACCCATAATTGGTGAGTGATGAATACGTAAACGTGCAAGTGTGCTTGCTTTAGATGACTGCTGTGTAGTGTCTGCGTTCATGCCCATTACTTGGGCCATTGCTGAGAAATTGTTTGTGTCGATTGTTGATACTTGATTCATATTAAGTCTCCTTTTCATTGTTACGAATGGTGGTTATATCATATTACATCTTTTACGTCAAGCCAATTCGGACCAATTTTTGCCTCTAATAATAGAGGTACATTAAAATCTATGTTCCATTTACGGTTGACGATTGATATTAGTTTATCATTAGCTGCGCTAATAACCTTTAGTACTCTGTCCTTTTCATCTGGGTGTACATCAATCACAACTGAGTCATGTACACTGTTTACTACACAACTGTGTAGCCTGTTTGCTGTTAGTAACCTATCAATGTATATCAAAGATATGGGTACAATGTCAGCGGTTGCAAACGATTGTACTGGATAATTTTTTATCTGTGTGAAAAATGTCACACCACCAAAGCGTCTACGTACAACGTCAGGAAAAGCAAACTCACGTCCAGAAGGTGTAGTGATCTTGCCTGTGTTTAATGCTTCTTTGGCTAGTGCCTCATGCCACTTGGCAATACCAGAATACTTTGTCGTAAACTGCTGATAGTATGTCGCTTCTGCCTGTGACCTGCCAAAACCACTGGCACCATACAAAGGTGCAAACGTATGTGCCTTAGCCTCTTGCCGTGACATAGGCTGACCTGCATCGCTGATAACTTGTGCAGTGTAAGCATGTACGTCAAAGCCTGTGGACACTTCCTCAATGGCAGTCTTATCTTGTGCAAGGAATGCAGCTACCCTAAATTCTAGCTGGGCCATGTCAGCTTCCATGATCTGACCGCCTTCCCACCGTGATGTAAACACACGTTTAACAGGGAATGTACCACCGCGTGGCATGTTCTGCATGTTGGGATCTGCCCCTGATAAACGGCCTGTGCCAGTGCGGTGCTGCAGTAAGCGTACATGCAACCTACCGTCATTCTTTACATGCGTTGCTATGCCCTCTACAAAGCTGCTGAGATATGTTTCTACAGCAGACAACCTACGTAGGTTCTGTAAGAATAGCTCTGCCTCTTTCATACCTTTGGAACGTGCAATACCCTCAAGGTATAACAAGTTACCTTTGTCTGTACCAAAGCCATTAGAGCTTACCCACTTGGCTGTAGGTGGTGAGAACTTTAGTCCTGCCAGAGTAGAGGTATCAGTGTATACAAAGCCAGCAGCATTACAAGCAGTGCATCTATTAGTCCTAGCGAATGGAGTGCCATCTTTCTTTACCTTTCTTACCTGACCTGTGCCATAACATTCTCTACATTGATGTGCTTTCTGTTTATATAAACGCTCACTGTGTAAGCGTACTGTGCTACGATACTCTGTGTCAGGCATACGTTCATCAAACAAGTCTGCCCATACTTTTTTATCATGTGGTCTACGGCTGTAGATTACCCATGACTTTTGTTCTGGGCTGTTAAGATTGATGGGTCTGTCACCCATAAGATCTGCAACCTGTTCCTCTAATGCAATCGTAAGAACATTACGCTCATGCTCAAACTCATCCCGCACCTTCATCAGTGCATCCATGTCAACTTGAAAGCCACGCTGATATATACGTGCAAGATGTATTGCAAGTTGATTAGTAAGAGTAATGGTTGGTTCTAGTGAAATGCATTCCTCGTACTTCGTCTGCAAACGATTGAACAATTGTTGGGTAGCATGTAAGTCATGTGACAAGTACTCAGTCAACTCAGCATGGGGTATGTCACGAGTAGACAAGCCTTGCTTAAAGTATTCTTTAAGTGTGTCTTGCTTTTTAGTGTCAAGCTCGTAGCGTTCTGCACATGCTTCAAGTGACAGTGCTTCTTTTTGTCCACGCTGCAGTACATACTCGCCTAGCATGGTATCAAAGATATCACCATCATAAGTAAAGCCTGACTCCCATAACCATACAAGATCATGGGGTGCATTATGTGCAACCAACAGGCGGGTAGAGTCCAGTGCATCCTGAACAATACGCCGCCCATCTGTGGTAGGTTGTTGCTCTGCGTGATCAAACGTTACAATCGTTTCATTCATGTGATCATCTAGCATACCCACCATAACAAGTGTGTTGTCTGGTTCAAACGGATCAAGGTGCATCTTGCCGTTGCGTTTAGTTACTGTGTTTTCTACGTCTAGGGTCAGTATCATATTGTCTCCTACTTTATATCTCCATCGTGCCAATCATCCCATGTATCTTGTTCGACATTGTATACCTTGTCAAGATCGTCGTGAAATTTTTTATCCATAGCATACGTATCTATGGCATTTATACACTCTTCTAATGTAAGATTATTACGTACCATAGCATTATGTAAACGTATCTCACATATTGATTTTGCTGTAGTCATATTAGTAATTCTCCCTTAATGCTTTCCATGATACAGGGAACAGCTTAGTCATCTCTGTGTCAATGTGACCAGCTACAACCTGTGTCTCGTACTGTGTGTCAGGCTTACAGCGTAGGTTACACATGTCTGCAAATGCATCTAAGCTACCTGACCAGTACCACTCAGTGACCATGCTCTGTGGCAGCACCATACGTGCTTGCTCTGGGCATACACCCCTGTCAATCAGGCTGTTGTATAGGGTTTTACTGGTTAAACTGATGTCACCTATCTTACCGACATCTACCACGCCTTTACTACCCTGCTTCTTATCAAGACTACGACCACGCCATTCTGTTGGCTGATAGAACTCAGGCTCATGGTCAACATACCTACGGCTAATCTCATTCCAACGCAGGAACTTATGCTTGACTAGCTGACGTGCTACAAACACTGGTGCTTTAACGTGAAAGCTGGCAAAGCAATGCCCAAATGGGCTTATGTGTTTGTGCTCTGCCAAGTAACGTATGAGCTTGGCATCGCTGTCTTTCAACTTAGGTGGACCCCACACATCACTGGTATCCATCTCGCTGCGCTTGCCAAAACTTACTCGTGCTGCATTAGCTACAGACAGGTCAGTACCCATGTGGTCTACGTAAAATGTTTGTATCATTTATTTACCTCACTTAATATATCTATTGCTTGCTGATGTGTCAGCTTAAACCATTCACCATTGTCTGCCTTATTCCAAGGATGTTTAGTAGTTGATGCCGCCGTAATGTGTGCTTTCTTCTCTGCCTTATGGCGGTCTTCAAAATAAACTGAATGCACTAATCTATAATCGCGCATAGGCGAACTTGTTTGATACCCGTTCAGTCGATCTTGTGCATCAATAGCTTTACCTATCTTGATCCACTCAGGCCATGCCGCATTAGCTATAGCATAGACATGACCAGATGTAGTAGCATTGTAGTTAGTTAAAGAACTAAAGGCAGCATCATCAAAGGTTTTGTATTTACCTGCCTTGTACAGTGGGTGTGACGTTGATATGTACTTTCCGTTTACAAACATACGTTTGTCATTACACGCCGTAGAGTGGCAATATTTACATATATAATGTTTTGCTGCCTTTCTTGACTCATGCCAGTTTTCACCTATGGCTAAGTGAGTATCACATTTTATACAGTTACGTGTCACGATACATACCTCGCTATCTTGTACTCAAGATCAGTGTGAACAATACCATGCCACCCTGACAACTTATTCTTAACGACATTGATGTGCCGTTGGTTGTCTTCTTCCTCTTGACCCTCAACTGTAGGGTTCTTAGAAATCATAATCATCAAGTCAGCTTCTGCTGCCTTACCTGTACGTGAGCCTTCCATCATAGCTTGGTTTAATACAATCTTACCTTCTGCATCTGCTGATAGCTGAGACATGTAGAACATAGCACACTCTTGCTGCTTGGCAATCTGTCGTGCTTGTATAGCGTTAGCCTTTAGTGCCTCATCAGGACGTGAGAAGCCAGCAGTACGGGCAAACTTGTCACCCATGTCTAGTATAACTACATCAGGTTTGTAAGACTTACATACAGACTCAACCCAATTCATGTCACGTCCTGTTGCATCTTTAAACATGATCTTGTCACGTATCATATCAAAGACACGCATAGCTTCTTGTTTGTTCTTGACTATCTCAAACTTGTCCATGCCTGTAGCTGCAGTGATGTAACGGTGAGCCACACGGTGATAACCTTCTTCATTACACAACACAACAACACGCGCACCCTGCCACGCAAAGCCGTTAGGACCAGCAACAAGGGATGCATGGAAGGATGTCTTGCCTGTGTTAGGACGTGCGCCTACCTCAATCAAGTGACCAGCGTTGATGCCTTCAACCTTACGTGTCAACGTAGGTATATTGAATGTCCATTGTGACTCAAGGTCAGTCATGGCAAGGATAGTATCAAGGTCAATGTCTTCCCACTCAATACGTAAGTTGGGTGTGAAGTCATCACCATACTGCTCAAGCATCATACGTAGTGGCTCAAGGCTTGTCTTGTCACCATTTACATAGTCAAAGCCAAGGTTAGCAATGTCTTCGCCTACTACCTGTTGAAACAGTTTAGATAGCACCTCTTGTGCTACGTCACTGCCCATTGGCTGTTCCTTATTTACCTGCCCAAACAAGTGGCTGTACGCTTGCTTCTGTGCAGTAGTGAGGGTAGGGTTGTTCGCCATGAACAACGCCTCAATCTCTGCAGGTGTAACGGTACGTTCATAACGATCCATAGCAGTGTCGATAGACTGCTTGATCTTACGTACATCTTTACTGAATAGTCTGTCAGGACAACGGGCACCACGATGCTCGTCATAAAAGTCTTTGTCCATCAGACTACGTATCAATGATAATTCCATGTGTTAGTCTCCTAGTGTTGTAAGGTTTT